GAGGCGAAGACCGCAATGGATAACCTGACCGCCCAGTTTGGTGAGCAAATTAACCAGAAGCTGGACATAGCGCAGACTGTAGTTCGTCAGTTTGGTGGCGAAGGTGTGGCTAATACGCTTAACGAGACGGGGCTTGGAAACAACCCTGATCTCATTAATATGTTTATTAAGATGGGCGAGGCTATGATGGAAGATCGCGCTGACGGATCAGGCCCAGGACTTTCTGTAACAGACGCCACAAACGCTGCGCAGAAGATCAAGGAGTTGAAGATGGATATGGACTTCCAGAAGAAGCTCGGTAATAGGGACGCTATAGGGCATGCGATTGCAGTGTCACTGTGGACGGATCTGCACAATAAGGCGTACCCAGCAAGCGGGGAATAATAATCCCGTTTACAAAAAGTATAGCTTAATGTATAGTTGAAACTGCTTGGGAGACAGGCGACTGTTCAAGCTACCCCGCTGAGCGGGCAGCGCTGACTGATCTCAGTAGGTTGCGCCCGGTTACGGACAACACGACCGAACGTTTAAATGATGTATATTGGAGGTAGTTGTTATGAGTTTTCAAGTAAGCACCGCCATGGTACAGGCCTACAAAGCAGGCATAGAGCTTGAATTCCAGCAGAAGGGGTCGCGACTGAGAGATACAGTCATGGTCGATCCACAGTCAGCTGAGTTCGATTTCTATGATCGTATCGGTTCTACCGAGGCGGTTGAGGCATTGACCAGGCACGGTGACACCCCTCTCATTTCTACGCCGCATGATCGGCGCAGGATCGGTATGAGGGATTTTGACTGGGCGGATATGATCGACAACAAGGATAAGATCCGGTTGCTGACTGATCCGACGTCTTCTTACACGCAGAATGCAGTTTTCGCATTCGGTCGTAAGCTTGACGATGTTATCCTGGAAGCAGCTGTTGGTACAGCTTATACAGGCAAGACTGGCGCAACAGCAGTTGTCTACGATACGTCGTATGATATCGATGTTGACTATGTTGAGTCTGGTGCAGCGGCAAATAGCAATCTGACGATTGCGAAACTCCGTTACGCGCAGTACCTGCTGAAGTCAAGTGAGGCTGTAGAAGATGACGAGCCGGTAACGGCTGTTGTTACTGCTTCTCAGCTTATGTCTCTGCTTGCTACCACTGAGGTAACGAGTGCAGATTATAACTCAGTTAAGGCCCTGGTAAAGGGTGACATCAATTCGTTCATGGGCTTCAATTTCCGAAGAACTGAGCGCGTTGCTAAAACTGGTGACATCCGGTACTGCCTGTTCTACCCGAAGAAAGCTATTCAGGTAGGTATGGGTGAGGACATCTCGGTTGATGTAGGTCCTCGTCGCGACAAACGTAATTCTCTGCAGATTTACGTCAACACCACGTTTGGTGCATCGCGTATGTGGGAAGAGGCAGTAATTAGGGTCGCATGTGACGAGACCGTCATATAATAAGGAGTAAGTGTTATGGCTCTTACAGCAAGAGACGATTATAGTGCTCAGCTCGATCAGGCGGAATTGGGAGCAGTTGCTTCCCCACTCCTGCCTAGCGAGCTTGGCGGACGCTTTCGCATAGCGTACTTCGAGTTCACGTCACCTGTGGGTGACCTGGCCACGACTAAGAACATCATCCTGACACGCCTGCCGAAAGGTGCACGTGTCATCGCTGGTTCTATTGTGTCGAACACTGGTGGTTGTAAACTGGACGTTGGTTTGTCCGGTGCAGATGCCAGCGGGTTCATGGCAGATGGATCAGTCGCGGATGATGATGACTTTTTCCTGGCAGCAGGAGACGTCAGCGGTACAGCGATGGTCGCATTCCCGGTAACATCAGCGCTTAACTACGGTTATGCTCTGACGAAGGATTGCTACCTGACAGGTACTGTGGATACCGCAGCTATGACCGCTGCGAAGGTCCTCAAGGGCCACGTGATGTACGTGGTCGACTAGTCCGGTTAGAGAAAATTGAGGGCCGGATGGGTATACTCCCATCCGGCCCATTTCCGCAGGAGGTAGCATGGCAACCCAGGTAGATATTGCGAATAGCGCACTAACAAAGATGGGAGCTCCTCCTATAATGTCGTTTGACGATGCGATTAAGACCGCACGAACGATCAAGAATAGTTTTAACGCCTGTTACCAAGCAGTTCTGAGAGCGCATATCTGGAAGTGCGCCACGAAGAGAGCTATACTAGCTCCTTTAATAGCTGCCCCAGCTTACGAATATACGTACGCATTTCAAAAGCCTTCTGACTGGATTCGCAATATAGATTTTGATGATGATCCTGAATACAGAATGGAAGGTCAGCTGATTTTATCGAATGATTCGCCCCTGTATATGCGCTATATCTATGATATAGGAGCAGAACAAGTTAGTCTTCTTGACTCCTTGTGTGCAGAGGCCGTAGCCTGTTATCTCGCATGGACGATTTCCTACACGATTACGCAAGATGCCCAACTTAGAGATCAAATGTGGAAGGACTACAAGAAGGTAGTGGCTGAAGCTAAGTCCATTGACGCGAAAGATATGCCTTGGGTGAAAATGAGTGCAGACGAGCTGGTAGACTCAGCGCAAGGTTATCCAACATTCGATAGAAGTGGTAGATAGCATGGCTAATCCGAGATATTCTACAATACAGACGAACTTCACGGCCGGTGAAATATCGCCCCAGCTGTTTGGGCGTACAGATATTGTTAAGTACGCCAACGGCGCAGACACTATCTGGAATTTTACAGTGCGGCCGCAAGGCGGCGTGACAAGAAGGTCGGGTACACGATTTGTAGGTGAAGTAAAAGATGAAACGAAGGCCGCTAGACTGGTTCCTTTTGAGTTCTCCACGATACAAGCGTACATTCTTGAGCTTGGTAACCTGTACATGCGGGTTTACATGGATGGTGGTGTTGTAGAGAGTGGTCCAGGAGTACCATTAGAAGTAGTGACGCCATGGGCAACAGCGGATCTTCAAGGATTGTATTTTACGCAGTCAGCAGATGTACTATATGTATGTCACCCCGATTATCAGCCAAGAAAGATATCGAGAACCTCTCATACAGCCTGGACTATAGACACGTTAGATACGCTAGACGGCCCGTACCTATCTTCTACTCCGGATCCTGCAACACTTATTATATCAGGAATAACTGATGTAGCCACACTTACATCAGATGCAGCAGATTTCCCAGCGGCCGCGTTTCCAGCGGCAGTAGGTAAGTTTGTAGAATACTGGGTAGAAGGTAAACCAACTATCGGTGTTATTACCGCACGCGTAGATGATAACACAGTTACGATTACTCCGAAGATGAACGTGATCGAGCCGCTATCTGAAGAAGTAACGTATGTTACCTACACAGCTGGAACTACAGCCATTGTATCGCACCACATATTTGTTCGACACAACGTAGGTGCATACCTAAGAGTGGAGTTTCCACACGACTCTGGTACAATCTACTGGTGCCTAGTAAACGGTTATATAGGAACGACAAGAGACCGCGTAACTATTGACGCCGCGGTAACTATGCACGCTACAACTGGTGTACTTACACTGTCTAACAGAACGATTACTGGTACTATTACTAGCACAGAGTCGATCTTCGTGGCGGATGTCGGTGGCGGTACGCCAGTACCGTCAAGCGACCGAGGCCGGCACATCAGAATGAATTTTACGTCAGATCAATTGTGGGCGAAGATCGTTACAGTACCAACTGATAAGACTGTTACTGTAACGCTTAAAGATCCTATGCCACTTAAGATAGAAGATCCCACTACGTACAAGGACGACGGCAAGACAGACGTTTATAAGCTGGGAGCGTGGAGTGATACCACTGGATGGCCAACCTGTTGCACGTTCCACGAGGAGCGATTGGTGTTCGCCGCGACTGCTACAGAGCCGCAGACAGTGTGGATGTCAGCATCATCTGATTATGAGAACATGGCTCCGACAGACCTTAAGTCTGCAGTACTAGATAGTAGCGGTATTACATATACTATGGCGTCGAGTAAGATTAACGCCATTGTTTGGCTAGAGTCCTGTCAGGTACTGCTTATTGGCACTATCGGCGGTGAGTGGCAGGTGCGATCATCCAGCTCTACAGACCCGATAACTCCAACGAACTTTGCTATGTCACAACAGACGCAGTACGGTTCTGCAGAAGATGTCAATCCTATCCGAGCAGGCAATGCTGTAGTGTTTGTGCAAAGATCTGGTAAGAAGGTACGCGAGCTTGCTTATTCAAATGACTCGAACGCGTATCAAGCAACAGATATGTCGATCATCTCAGACCATGTCCTGACGTACGGCCTTGGAACGTCAAGATTAGCCTACCAGCAGGAGCCCACTAACATTATTTGGGGAATACTGGGCAACGGCCTGTTATTCGGCGTGACTTACGTTAAGGACCAGGACGTATATGCCTGGCACCAACATGGCATATCGGGCGGGTACGACACAGATTCTGCAGAGGTAGAGTCTATTGCTACTATACCAGGTGACGACGGCGATGTTCTCTATATGATTGTAAAAAGAACGCTTAATGGCACGACTCGTCGCTTTATCGAGTTCATGGAGAAGACGTTTGCTCCTATATCAGAAACTGATAAGGACGAGATGTTCTTTGTAGATTCATTCTTGTCATATACCGGCGCTCCTGCAACGACGTTTGCCGGACTTGATCACTTAATAGGCGAGATCGTGTATGCAATAGCAGATGGGTCTGAATTACCTCCGCTAGTGGTCGATGGCGCTGGTGAGATAGCGATAGACAAGGCCGCGTCTGTACTTCACGTAGGCTTACCGTACGCGTCCGTGCTTAGAACGCTACCTCTAGACGGCGGAGTAGGCACTGGTGAAACAAGTCAGGGACATACGAAGCGGATTGACAAGCTGTCCGTACGTTTGCTAGATACTATAGGTTTCGCGTACGGTACAGACATTATGAACCTGGACGTTGCGTCATTTAGAGAATCAGACGGTGCAATGGACGAATCACCACTGTTACGATCTGATGACTATGAGCTTCTTATAGAGGATTCATATAACCTACGAAGCCAGTACTACATCGTGCAGACTTCGCCGTATCCGTTAACAGTCTTGTCAATTATGCCGCAATTTAAAGTGGCGGAGAGGTAATTATGGGCGCAGCAGCACTTCCACTTATGGTAGCGGCGGGTATGTATAGCACGTATCAGTCTTATCAAGCAAACCGCGCACAGGGAAAAGCAGATAGGAATAGTGCAGACCTCGCTGCCACTAACGCGTATTCTGACGCAGCGCTTGCTGAGTTTAACGCTGAGAT